GACCGAGTTTGATAGTAAAGGTCCCGGTAGGGGCAGTGAGACTTTAGGGGGAAGGTCCGCTTACGCTGGCCCTGTCCAGTCGAACGTCAGTTCGATCATGGCTGATGAGGACATTCCAAGAACTTTGAATGAGTTCGCAACGGAAATGCTTGGTCGTAATCTTACTGAGAAAGAGATGAACAAGTACACTAAAAAGTTTAAGAAGCAAGATAGGGAGAATGAGCAGATCTCACTTCGCACCCCTAACGGTCCTGCTCAGTCTAGCACAGTGACTCAGGAGAAGGTGACGCGGGACACTATCGCTAGGAACATTATGCAGGAGAATCCGGCGTACGCGGATCAAACCATCAACACTGACGTTCTCGATATTTTTGCTAAAAGGTTAGGTATTTAATATGGCAGACGACTGGAAGTTAAAAAAAGATGGTGGCAAGGTACTCAAGGATAAAGACTTTGGTGGGTCTGCCAACGAGGCACTGACTGAAGCGGATAGGGACGCTACTACCGCAAGGTACTCGTACATTTTCTACTTGGTTCAGAAGTATCCTGAGTTGCAGGGCTTCTTGGATGAGGTCACGAGCACGATCAACAATAGTGCGACTGGTGTTATTACTGAGGCTGAAGTTGCTCAGATAACTAAAAGGTACGATTACTTCACTCGTCTTGATTCGGAGCAGCAAGCCTCTGAGAATCAGATGGCGGAAGATGCGTTAAACAACACTTCTATTTATGAAGATTCTATTCAGGGACTCCGGTCTAAGATTGGTGCGGATGCCCTTTCTAAGGGCATAACTCTTGATGAAGACCAGTTGGATAAGTTGGCGAGACTTGCCAAGTACGAGAACTTTACTCCTGATGAGATTAATACTTCTCTTCGTGGTGTCGCTCAGATTGATGGCACCAAGGATCTTACGGGTACTGCAGGGGATTACTTGCAGGCTTTGTCGCAGTGGTCGGCAAAGAATGGTCTGCAGATCCCTCCCGATTCTTTGAATCGTCTTCTCACTGCTGGTGCTTTCGGTGACCAGACTCTTGAGGACATGAAGGCTGAGTTGCGTGTCAAGTACTTGGCTGGTTCGTTTCCGGGTTGGGAGAAGGAGATTCGTGCTGGGGCTGACCCGTATGATCTTGCTGCTCCTTACCGTGCGACGCTTGCGAACATGCTTGAGTTGAGTGAGCAGGATATTTCTTTTGATGATGATCTTCTTAGTCAGGCTATGCAGTCAAATATGACTATCACTGATTTGAAGCGGGAGGCCCGTAAGGACCCTCGCTGGGATAAGACGGAGAATGCTTTGAAGGCTGCAACTGATGCTGGGTCTAATATCCTTACTATGTTTGGGTTGAGGTAATTTAGATGGCTGATTACAATCCTAATGATCCGTATGGTATCGGTTCGTACTATGGTGGAGACTTCTCCGCTAATACTCCGGCACAGGCTGCGAAGGCGGTTGCGGATCAGAACGCTGTCAATAACTACTATAACACTGCCGGGCAAGGCCCAGCGACTGCTCCTGCTGCACCCGCTCAAGGACCCGGAGGAGCCGGTCTTTCCGCTGAGGACGCATACTGGGCGGATAAGGCTGCACGGGAGTCTACTGCCGCGAATGCGGCGGAAGCGCGAAGAGTTAAGGCTGCTTCCGATAAACTTGAGGGAGAAAGAACGTCGGCTAGAGGGTACCTCAACACGCTGCTCAGCGAGTACAACATGCAGTCTCTTGCCGGTAGCGTGTGGGGTTTGGTTCAACAGTCAACCAACAACGACTGGCTCATGGAGCAGGTCCGCCTAACAAGCGACTACAAGGCTCGTTTCAAAGGTCTCCTCACTTTGCGTGGTCGTGGAAACACGGACATTCGTAACGAGGCAGAGTACCTAGATCTTGAGACTGACTACCGTAGTGCCTTCAACGAGGCTGGTCTACGCGACTACCTTGGTACTGATGGTAGCCAGAGTGAGTATGATTCTATCGCTGAACTTGTGGGTGACTACAGTGTTTCCGTTGAAGAAGTAAAGGCTCGCATTGGTGACGCTCAGCGTATTGTTGCTGATACTCCTCAAGAGGTGCGGGACTCACTGCAGAAGTTTTACAACATTGATCCTACACTGCTGGTTGAGTACACTCTTGATCCGACACGTAGCCAGAACAAAATCAACTCGGTGGCTAACGCAGCCGTCGTTGGTGGTTACGGTACGAGGGCTGGTCTTGACTTGGATGTTACTGGTGCGGAACTTGTCGGTAACCTTGCTGGTGATGCGGATATCAGGTTGGAGTCTTTGAACAGGAACCTCGTGCAGGGTGCAACCCTGCGGGATGCCACTAAGCGTCTGGCTAACATTGACAAGATGGAACTGTCTGACAGTGAAGCGTTGACTGCATCTATGGATGCTGACGCTACAGCCAAGAAGAAGGTGACTGGTTTGCAGTCTCGTGAACGCGCCCGCTTCGGTGGTGCTGGTGCTTTCGGTCCTGACGCGTTGAAGAGTCTCAAGAAAATATAACTGAATAAGGGGCATGAATGGAAAGCCTCGCTAATAAATCCCCATGTGGGACCTAGCGGGAGACGAGAGTTCGATCCTCTCCATGTCCACCATCACTACGACCCATCGGCCCGTAGGATGTATGAAGTCCGATAGTCACAGCCTCTGTCACCTTCCCCTAGGTGGCAGTGTGGGTGGCGATAACCTATCAATGAATAGTAAGGGAGTAAATAATGTCTGATTTCGATTGGGACGACGACGATACAGAGAACGCAGGGAATGAAAGTACTGGCATGAAAGAGTTACGTAAGGCACTCCGCGCGGAGCAGAAGCGTAACAAAGAAATGTCCGGTAAGTTAGATGAAATGCAGAACATGTCTCGTGATCGTACTGTCAAAGATATTATTTCATCGAAGGGTCTACCTGATAAGATTATCAAACTGATCCCTTCTGATGTGACATCCCCTGAGGATGTGGAAAGTTGGGTTGCAGAGTACGCCGATATTTTCGGTGCCTCTACTCCTTCTAACCAAAATCAGGAACCAGCGGTTGATGCCGCAGACATGAAGGCGTTGCAGAGAATCTCTGACACGCAGTCATCTGGACAAACATTCGACGGTGACTTCGACCAACTGGATGCTCGCATCCGGGCAGCGTCGTCACCTGAGGAACTGAACAAGGTCTTGTTCGGCAACGCGCATGGACCGCAGGTTGTTTGATTCATAAAACATTCAATTAAACATATTCACTTTGGAGGTGAAATCGCAAAATGACTGACGCTTATACAGGTACAACCGCTATGTCCAACTTGGTCAAGGCGGCCTACGATCGCTATGTAGAGTTTGCTCTACGTTCACAGCCTTTGTTCCGCAACCTTGCGGACAAGCGCCCCGTTCAGCAAGCAATGCCCGGTTCCAGCGTAGTATTTTCGCTGTATCAGGACATGGCTGCTGCTACTAGCCAACTCACTGAGGCGACTGACCCGGATGCTGTTGCTGTAAGCAACACAACCAATGTCACTGTCACTCTTAATGAGTACGGCAACGTTGTTCTTGAAACCAAGAAACTAGGGGAATTCGCGTTCTCTGACGTTGACCCTGCTATCGCTAACCTTGTTGCATACAACATGGCTGACTCTATTGATCGGGTTGTTGTTAGCACTCTTATCGGTGGAACGAACGTGTACTACGGTGGAGATGCTACTGATACGGATGAAATCGTTGCAGCAGATGTTCTTACCGGAGCATTGATTCGCAAGTCTGTTTCAAAGATGCGTTCAGGTAATTCGGTTCCTCGTGAAGGAATGCTGTACGCAGCATACATGCACCCTGAGGTTGCATATGACCTTCGTGCGGAGACTGGTGCGTTGTCCTTCGAGGACATCCGCAAGTACACCGATCCTAATGTTGGTAACGTCCTTAACGCCACGACTGGTGTTTATGGTGGAGCGTACGTTGTGGAGACACCACGGGCGTACACCGCTACGGATGGTGCTGCTTCCGCTAAGGTATACCGTACGATCATCGCTGGTCAGCAAGCACTCGCTGAGGCGACTGCTGTTGAGCCCGGTATCGTTCAGGGTCCGATTGTGGACAAGTTGATGCGCGCACGGCCTCTTGGATGGTACAGCCTGCAAGGCTGGGCTATTTACCGTCAAGATTCTTTGTACCGTATTGAGTCATCTTCAAGCATTGCGTAAGTGATGTTCGGGGGGCATCCGTGAGGGTGTCCCCCTACCCAATCTTATTGAAACTATTTTAAGGATCTTGCTGTGGCTGATAACCTTCCTGACACTATTGAGAATGAACTTCTTGATGCCCTTGTCGGTACTTCTACTTATAGTATTACTGGCGCAACTAAACTTCGACTAATGACCGCTAATGGTAACGATGCTTCTGCTGGTACTGAAGTTACTGGTGGTTCGTACGTTGCTCAAACTATTACTTTTACTTCTGCCGCTTCGGGTGCTATCGAGAATGACAGCGCGTTGTCGTTCACTGGGATGCCTGCCGTAACCGTGGTTGGTATTGAGGTTTATGATTCTGCCGGTACGGCTAAGCGTCTACTTTATGGGGCTTTGACTTCTTCCCGTACGGTGACTGCTGGTGACACTGTGCAGTTCGCTTCAGGTGCGATTGATATTACTCTGTCGTAATGTTTGACATTACAGAGGGTATTGTTGACGGGCTGGGGTTCCCCCAGTTCTTTGACGGTGCGGCTGCTTTTACTGCCGCATCGGATATGGTGAGTGCTGCTAACATTACGGCTCTTGCTACGTCTTCTTTGTCTGCTTCTTCTGCAATGTCTAGTTCGGCAGTTATCCTTGTTCAGGGTGCTTCTGCGTTGTCTGCTGAGGTAACTTTAACAATTACTACCACAGTGGTTAATGCTGCTGCTAGTCTTGTCGCGGGGCAGTCAAACATGACAGCCACCTCAAGTTTCCTCTTTGACGGTTCAGCGTCAATGTCCGCTAGCGTGGATTTGAGCGCGTCTGAGGTGCTTGTAAGGTACTTGGTACCTAGAACCCTCACAGGTACCCTAACCCTCTCAGCAGCCCTGTATGAGCCGTTAAACGTGCTTGTGCTGCCTGTTGTGCAGTACACGTACACTGAGGACAGGCTGTTGAGGCGATACAGCATAAACTCAGGTCAATCCCTACTCATCAACGGGACTACAGGGGTCATTCAAGACTTCGTAGCCCAAGAGGACACCCTCAATGCTGACTACTATTTTGCTGGCGGTCATCGCTACGTTCTGGATACGGCAGAAGTTGCGGCTGTAACAAACTCGGGACACGGCGACCTTATCACTATCGAAACCCTTTAAGGAACAGTATGAACTGTCGAACTGGATGCAAAACCAAGGATCATGCGACGTACGGGCAATGCCTGTCCGCCGCTAACGTTCGTGTCGCTGCAACCATGAACAACCCTTTTTCTGGCGATGTCAAGAAGGAACTGTCCGCATACCGGACGGCTAGGGTTAATGGTATCCAACCTGAAGGGACAACGATCACTAAGGTTCGTGAAGCGGAACGCGCCTCAACCTTACTTGGTCGCCCTTACAACGCTGACGTTGATCCTCCCGCTAACATGGTTGTGAACAAGAACGCGGCACGATTTATGAATGCGAGTTAATTGTGACCACATTTGATGAAATGATTGACGACACCCTCCTACACCTACAAGGGTACACTACCCAGCAGGATCAGGTAACCCACCTTACTTCTAGTGTGACAGCCGACGACACCTCAATGGTGATCTCGGACGTGTCAGCGATCTCTCGCGGGATCGCAGAAATAGGCAACGAACTCGTGTGGATTGACACGGTAGACCAGTCAACTGGGACACTCACCATTCCACCTTACGGTCGCGGCTACCGTTCATCCACTGCAGCGATACACGCCAGTGGTTCAATGGTCACGTCGTCACCAATGTTCCCCCGCAAAATGGTTGCTCAAGCAATCAACGACACGGTTAAAGCCGTGTACCCTGACCTGTTCGCTGTGGGTTCCACTGAAATAGACTTCTCCCCAGCAGTAACCACATACTCCATGCCCAGCGGGGCACTTGACGTGCTCCAAGTAGCATGGAAAACTACTGGCCCTTCTAAGGAATGGCTACCTGTTCGCAGGTTCCGCGTAGACAAGCATGCTTCTACGGACGTCTACGCTACGGGTGTTTCCGTGAGCGTGTACGATTCCGTGGTTCCGGGTCGCCCAATGAAGTTCGTGTTCACGAAAGAACCTACACCTTTAGTTAACGACAGTGACGTGTTCACTACAGTAACAGGGTTGCCTGCTTCTACGCAGGATCTTGTTCGTTTCGGTGCAGCCTACCGGCTGGTCCCATTCTTTGATTCCGCTCAACTGTCCGGTCAGTCTGCACAAGCAGACTTCTCCGCGACACAGCGACCTGCTGGTTCGTCCAGTGCACTGTCCCGTTTCCTTCTGCAAATGTATCAGGTTCGTCTTGCTGAAGAAATCAAAAGTTTACAATCCTCGTTCCCCGTCCGTTCGTACTACACCCGATAGAAGGAATAAAATATGGCTAGAAGGTATTACTCCAGTATAGCAGCGAAGACTACTCTCACTGCTGGCATTAGCAGCGGTGCTGTTACTATGGGGGTTGCTGCTGTTGTCGGTTGGCCCGCAACGTTCCCGTACACGCTCATACTTGACGTGGACACGGTAACTGAAGAGGTCGTCACGGTGACGGGTCGTTCCGGCACCACGATCACTATTACTCGCGCATCGGATGGCACTACCGCCTCGGCACATAGTG